CTTTAATATCTCGTATCCTTGTCTTTACATTAGGCTTATCTAATTCTTCAGGTCTATAAAGAGTTAGCTCTCCTGTTTCCTTATTAATAACTAAGAACCCACCACCATCAGTCTTCTCTGATTCTTCATAACCTGCTAACTGAGCCATATATCCAAATGGATCATCATCACGTAATGTTCCTGCTTTAAATTTCTTAAAGGCATAACTTGATGCAGTCTTAATATCTACAACTTCTCCATCAATCTTACAATCAATATGTCCTTTTATTCCAGAAACTTTAACTTCTTTCTGCTCATCCTCTACCTTATGATTAGCAAGACGAACAAGAAAGAGAAGAACCTCTTCTAATAAATGTCCGTAAAGAAACTTTATTGGAAGGTAACTACTTATATTTGTTTCTTCCTCCTTATTATTTTTAAGGTCGAACCATAATTGACGCATGGGTTTTCCAATATTGGACATACGTAACATAGTCTTACCACCACGTTGAGGGATAGCCCATGTTTTTAAAGCTTTCTTTATGGACTCGCCAAACTCTTCGATCAAAGAATCATCTAAGTCTAAAGCCCCTCCGTTGGATAGAGGGGCTAACTCAGAATAGATATCTTCTACAAGAGTATCTAAGTTTTTAGACTGCAACGTCAAAATTACTACCAAAGTAAGTTTCATTAAGAACTTTAACAGCTACATTCGTAGTTACACGAAACCACTCACCGTTTCTTTCTTTAGCTAAAGGTTGCAATTGTTGATGAACCAACTTTTCAGCAGCTCGTCTATCTTCAAAGTAACTCTTATCTACTAGAATATAATCTCTGAAGGGACTACCTGTTTGAAAAGCATTCGTTCTATCAAATGCATCAATAGCCATACCTACTTTAACCCATCCCTTCCAAGCAGGGTTCTTAATAATATAAACATATCCATCTTCAACTTCATCAAAGAGTTCTTTAACTCTTTCATTGATTCGAGACACTTCAGTTGGAAAGTGAATCAGTCCCATTGCAGCTAATACTGCATGAATACCTCTCTGTTCATACAAAAAGTTAAAAGGATGACTCTTATTTCCTAGACGATAACGTTTACCTTCAATCGTCATTCTTGTTTTATTTTCAAGAAACCTTGGGTAAGGTTGTTTGATACTAATGTGTTTCACTCCAATTATCTCCTATACTATATTCACCATCAAGAGGACACCGCAAATGGAAATCATCTGCGACCTCTCGTATACATTGTACACCAAGTTCACCAACAATGCAAGCATGACATTCATGAACTTCTATCTGCCATTCATCGTGGATATTGGCTACAAAATGAGCATCGTATTGTTCCTCCTTTATTTTATCATGTAATTTTATAAGTGCCTGCTTCATTACAACAGCACCTGCACTCTGCAACAAAGTATTTAATGCAGAGTATTCATGTCGTACTGCAATATGTCTTCCGTCTAATCCTTTGAGGTAGCCTCGTCTTGCCGCTCTTTCAACCTTATCTTTAAGAGTTGCGAGTGCTGGGAGATTAGTAAGGAAACGTTGTCTAAGGATTTTACCATCTTTTCTACTTCGTCCAACCACACTTCCAAGTTTCGCATCTCCTGCTCCGTATATGAAGGCATAGATGAAAGTCTTCGCCTGATTTCTTGATTCAAGCCCTGCAAGTTTTTGATTAGCGGTGTGTATATCACCAGTGAGGATTTCATTTGTAAACTCCTTATCGTTCATGTAATGAGCAAGCATTCTAAGTTCTAGTCCACTTGCATCAATACCAATTAATTTATATCCATTAGGTACAATCCAACATTCTCTACATTCCTTACCATAAGGACTATTGATTGAAGGAACTTGCGCCATGTTAGGTTTGACATGAGCCATTCTACCTGTTATTGCTCCGTTAGGTATAACAAATCCATGTACTCTATTATCACTACCTAGATGTTTAAACCATGATGAAACTTGAGCTATACGTTTCTGCAACAACAAGAATTCTGCTATCAACTTAGCTTCAGGTATATCTTTTACATTCTTTAATGTACCTTCATCAACAATAGGTTGACCTGTTGGTGTAAACTTTTTAGGCTTCCAACCAAACTCTTTAAGATACTCTCCTATTTGTTTTCTAGAAGCTAAGTTAAACTCCTGAATTTTATAACGATCAAATGCCAGTACTCTACTAACAGGTTGAGTAGATAAACAATTATATTCTTCTTCTGTTAAACCTTGCTTAGATAACTTACCATCATTTTTAAATTTAGGTACAACAGTTTTTATCTTAACCTTCTTAGGTTTAAAAACTTCTTGAACTTCATCCTCTATAATAGTTTTACGTTCATTTAATTTTGCCAACAACATTTCACCTTTATAACTATCAAATAAGAATCCATATCTTTCTTGTTCTTTAAGTATATGAGATACATCATGTTCAATCTTAATTGACTTTGTATCAAATCCATCTAACTCTTTGATAACATTATCAAATACTAATGAATTTAATTCTACATCATTGATACAATAGTCCAGCATATTAGGAGTATATCTCTGAAAATCTCTTTCTTCCATCAACCCTTTATGTCTATTTAGTTTATAACCCCAAGCTTCTAAGCCATGACCATCTCGTTCCGGTTTAGCAAGTCTCGACAATACCAACGTATCTATTATCTTCTTATTATCAAAGTTAATATTCGTCAACTCCTTCAACACAGGTATATCAAATCCAAGAATATTATGTCCAATAAGTAAGTCAGCTCCTTCCAACAACTCAATACCCTGATCTATTTGATCAGGAGGAAAACCATAGACTTGATTATTATCTAGATCTTTTGCAACAATACACCATATCTTTGTAGCATTTAAACCATCAGTTTCAATATCAAAGACTAGTTTCATAAAGTTTTTCCATATAGATTAATTAATTTATTGAATAATATATATTTATTCAAGTTCATCAAGCTTATCAATTACATACTGCTCTGCATCAGATAGATTTCCATCTTCTTTCTCTTCTTCAGACAGTCCCATTTCCACAGCTTCTTCATATAAATCTTCTTCTAATATTTCTACATAGTGATTACTCAAAATGGTAGCTCCTTATCAAATTCTAAATCATCTTGTGTAGTTGCAAGTTCAGACAATCTGCCTGTATCTCTATCATACACTAACTGAGTTGCTAATCCTACATCTCCTGTATACCTAGACTTCAATACTCTTAACTTTGTTGTATTAGCTTCTACTTTATCTAATGCTTGCTGATTCCTTTCAAGGGCTATGACACAATCAGATAACTGAGCAATGCTCTGTGACCCTCTCAAGTGGCTTAGATTGACTTCTACACCATTTTCATGCCCTTCGTTACCTGATACTCTACGTAGATGAGATACAAGTAATAGACCTATTCCTGTCTCTTCTACAATACTTCTTAGGCTTGTCATAATATTATCAATAGATCTTCTTTCATCACCTTCAGATATTGCTGCAACTAGCATATGTAAATGATCTATTACAACCCACTTACATTGACATCCTATAATGATATATCTTAACTTTGAAAAGATCTCATCAATATCATTGATACCATGATGAGCATGTATAAATACTCTATCACTATTCATTACTTTATCATATAACTTATCAAGTTCTTCTTCATCATAAGTTGCACGTACTTCATCAATATATAAACGATCATTAGCTTCTATAGATAGAATACCATCTACTGTTCTTTTCCATTCTTCTTCTAAAGATATAACACCTACTCTATCTTTTGTTCTTTCAATTAACCAATGTTCTAACTCTCTTGTGACACTAGACTTACCTAATCCTGTACCACCTGTGAATGTAACAAGCTCACCTTGTCTCATTCCATATAACTTATCATTCAATCCCTCCCAAGGATACGGAATAGTTTCTTTATGCTTTCTATTCTTCCATTCTTCTTTCATTTCAGAAACACGAATGATGCCAGAAGGAGTATAAGTTTGAGCTTGCCAGAAACATTCAACAAATTTCTTGAATTGAATTTCTTTAAGCATATCATTAGCATCTTTGTATCCTTCAGGAAGCTTCATAATCTTAGCTTTATTAGGACGTAGTAAAGCAGCAACTTTACGAGCAGCTTCTCTTCCTTGCTTGTCTGCATCAAAGCAGATAACTACATTATCAAAAGATTCAAGATATTCTAAGTTCTTTCTAACATCTGCAACTGCACTCTGCGCTCCATTCTTAATAGAAACTACAGGCCATCTGCTTCCTGTTAATTCATGTGCTGCCATAGCATCACATTCACCTTCAGTAATTGTGACATACTTACCACCAGCTTTGAAGGCATTTTGTCCAAATAAAGTACCTTGTGATATATCTCCTTCAGATACAAATCCTTTTGTCTTTACTGTACGAATTTTATATCCTACCAGTTCACCATTTTTATGATAAGGATAATAATGCTTTATTACTTCTTTATGATCAGGACTTAATACAACACGTACACCATACTTCTGTGCTGTTTCAGCAGAGATCTTTCTATCGGTCAACTCACCCCATACACCTACATAGTCATCACTTGAGAAATATACAATAGAATCTTTAGTCTTAGAAGATCCTTGCTTTCTAGCATAATCACCTACCACATCTTTCCCCGAATAATCTTGCATAAATACTCCACAACTAAAACATTTTGCTGAACCATCTTCATTAATACTTACTGCATCACTACTACCACATTCAGGACAGGACACATGATACTTTACAAAATTTGTATCCATTTTATAAATCCTTTAAGGTTGAAGTCTTTGAAATACGTCGTTGCTTCTTCTCTCTAATCTTTTTAAGTTTCTTTGACCATTTCCGTGACAAAGAATCTGTATTCTCTCTAACCTCTTTCATTCAATATCTCCATAGGCTATTAAACCATTGGGACTTACTATGAATCCATTTGTTTCAATCCATACTGTAGCTCCACATGATAAAGGTTTATCAGGACTATAAACTATAGTACAACCACCTACAATACAAACTCTATTTGAATATGAATTACCTTCCTTATTCTTGATAGTAATTACTGGCCTTTTTTTATTTTCCTCCTTCTCATTATGTTTAATATGATGTTGATTAATATGAATTCTAGAAAGCATATTGCCTCCAGTTACCATTTTCATTCCTTTCAGTAATTATATTAATGCGGCCTTTTCAAGACATGCCGCAGGTCTTACTACTATGCTTCCTTTGCAACCTCTGCCTCTTCAGGCTGTGCGAGAATTGCGTCGTCGGTCAATTGTGCGCCGATGACGCGATTGAGTTCCAAACTAGAAGCTTGAAGAATTGACACTCTCTTTTGAAGAGTATTTATTTCTGAAGTTACTTCCAGCAACAATACAAATGCTGCTTTACCTGACTCCTCAAACAGATTTACATCATAAGCTGTTCCTTCATTGGTATAACTCCACTGTCTAGTCTCTACTGTCTTTTCTCCAGCCATACTTAGAACTCCTCTCCATCAACAAGACCAAGCTCTTCTCCATCAACAATACGTTCACCGTACTCAACTAGTTCGAGAACTTGCATTGCTTGAAAGTCAAGACCTTTAAATTCTCCATAGTGATTCGTAGTCTCCCATTCATGATATTGAACTTTAACTTTAGAACCATTACCTATGAGAGTATCCATAGGTTGCTTGTCAGAATCCACCAACTTAGGTGCTGGTCTATTTTTACCACTACGATCTGTTACCT